GAAACTGTGCAATATCTGGACTCGATAAATCGGGGATTCCAAAAGGTGCAATAAGATCACGAAGCTTGTCAAAGTCAGAAGAGTCTGGAAGCATTTTAATTAAAGGAAATGCAACCACTGGACCGATACCTGGGTATGCGGTTGTGACCATAGAAAGACCACTAAGACTATTACCTACTCTAAAGTCAAGACCATTCTTGCGCCATTCTTTTAAGAACCCGCCGCCAACACTAAGGGCGTACATTTCTTCACCTGATACTGGGTCTTTGTAAAGGAATGAATCTTTCTTTCCATCACCATCGATGTCTGTACCAAAGAAAGTGTTTTGGCGTAGCTCTCCCATGAGTTGATCTGCACGGTGGATAACTTTCGGGTTGGTCGCAAACTTTGCAGCCGAACCTGTTAACTCTACAAAGGCATCGAAGAAAGGAAAAATCTTTCTATGTGATGCACCAAATTTTGTTTTGCGAGAAGCATCAAAGTATGTGTCTTTTGTGAATCGTGTAGCAAATAGTTCACCAAGTAGGTTTATGTCTTCAACAGTCATTTCACCTTTTGCTGTGGCAGCAGCTTCAATAATGTCGTCTTTCAATGATTGAATAATGTCTGTTTTCTTTACTGTTGCTACAAGACGATCCGCTTCTGCTTTGTTCATTACTGGAACTAATTCAATAATGCGTTGCCATTTGGCTTGGTTCCATGTTGGGACACGTGCAAGTTTGTCTGAAGCTGCGCCATATAAACCATCCCAGGCAAAAGAAAGCATCGCATCATATCGGTCAGCAACACGTTTTCCTGTGGTTCTAATATCTTTTGATTTATCAAACACTGAAGGGAAATAGTTAATTTGTGCTGGAGCTAGATCATTTTCTGAATACATCTTTTTGATGTAACTTTTGAGAAGATTGTTTGGTTTGAAATCAAGATTTTTATCTCCTGTATAAGCCGCAAAACCTCGACGACCTGATAGGTCTTCTCCGTCAAATTTATTTTTAGCGATTGCTTCAAGGATTGAGTCGTCGTCCATCGCATAAACATTAATGTCGTCAACAGTTTGTTTAACAAAAGTTCTTACCCCGTCAAAGTCCCAAATGTAATTAGGGTCAAGCTTGCCTTCATTTTTAATATATTCATCAAGAGATTTTTTAAGGTCGCCAGTATGGAATCGTGTTGTAATTTCATCAATAGATTTTCCATCTATTAAATCTTCAGCTATTTTTCTTACGTAGCCGTTTGACGCACGTTCCGCAATGCGTTGGGCATAAGCGGTAGCCCAAAGATCTGGGTTTACTAACCGTTCGGCTTTTTGTACGTGACCCCTGGATACAGCCCCACTTACAACAGCTGGGTTTTGCATCAACTCGTACGACCTGCTTTGTTGACCACGCAAAATAGCGTCGTCCATCCCAGGGAATTGATCTACAATTCTTGCGTCAAATACGTTTAGACCTTCTTCTAGAGAAGTAATTTTTTCTATTTGTAAAGCAATCTCTCTATCAACAGATGCTCCAGCAATCTTTCTGTTTTCAAATTTACGAAGTAAGCGATTGGCTTCAGCTAGTTCGGCTTCCATTTTAGAAGCTTGACGAGATGTTTTGATAACTCGACCCATAGCATCAATGTTGTTGCTGTTGGTGAACAGTTGTATTACATACTGGTAGTGGTGGTCAAAAATACCCGAAGCTGTTAAACGAGTAACTTCTTCTGGAATTGTTTTAATAAGATATTTTGGTCTAATTAGAACGTTTGCTTTCCAAACTCTTGACATCAAATGGTCAACAAGATCGCCCGCACCTTCAGCAATAGCAACTGGAGTATTAACAAGTTTATTTGGTTTAGTTTCTAAAATAATTTTTTCCCCAGTAACAGGGTCAATTGTTTCTTCAACTATTGTGCGACGAGCTTTTTCAAGTCGTGAACGCATCGGTCCTAACCTGTCTGCAATCTGTCGAAGATCAACAGGGTCAATAAGAATAGGGTTAACTTTTAATTGCTGGCTAATAAGGAGTGGACCGTAACCCCCTCTAGGTCCATCGCCAAGAAGCCAAGGCAAAGGGACTGAAGAACCTGCACTGTCTGTTACATAGCCTGTTACTGTTGCTTCAAATTTTCTCTTCCAAGAAGCAATACGGTCAATGTCGTCAGTTGTGTAATTCCATTTTCCTAGTTGGCTTTTAATTGCAACGTTTTCAAATTTGTCTAGCCAATCAAAAATCGCTCTATCGTCTGTCCCGTTAAATACTTGAAACATTTCTGTCATAAGTTTGTTGCGTGTATCCATTGGAACTTCAAGGACACCCATAACACTGTCGGCATTTTTAGCGGCGATCAAAGGATTGTTTAATGGAAAGTCTGTTGACTCTGGGAGTGTGTCAGCAAACGCACGGTACCTTGACGCATTGCCCTTGATAGCTACACCAGTTTTAGTGACAACAGGGCGAGGATCAATTCCAGGCATTGTGCGTATATGAGTTAGTGGGTCGGCTGCATAGACGGCATCATCAAGGACTTCTATTACTTCATCAAGCGATTTAGCATCTTGAAGTTTTACTGCGGTACCTGGTGGTACTGCTCCTCCAGATCTGCGCCAAATTTCTGCTGCTGTTCCAGACTCAGGACCAGCAAACGATTCAGCCCATTTTCTTCCCTTGGGTGTCAACTTGAAAGCTTCCCAGTTGTTTGGGTTTACAGTACGTCGACCATTGTTAATACCACCAGCAGCATCAAGTGCGATACGTCCTTCTTCTACTGCTAATTCAAGAATCTTTTTTGATTCCTTTGTCAAAGTGGTGGTAACTTTTGCTCGTTTACCAACTCTAGCCCCAGCGGTTAATGGTACATCGCCAAGCTTTCCAAGATTTAACGCTGCACCAGCGGGTAGCCAGTTAAGAGGGTCAGCAGCCAACGTGTATGAAGCGTCAATTGCCCCAGAGATGGTGTTCCATGCTCTATCGCCTGGTTCAATTAAACCTATGTCGGCAAGAGGGGCGGCAAAGGCTCGACCCACAGTAAAGGTGTGACCGTAGATAGTTGGTTGTGTTTCAACTTTTCCTTCTGCAACATCTTCTTGTGTTCTCCCTCCAACAAAGAACCCACTGCCAACATCAAGTTTGTCTCCGCCAGGTAAAGCATCTGCGATTACTTGACCAGCTGTTGTGTTGGTGACAATACCTTTAAGTTGATCTAAATAAGAAGATTCATTTTTTTTGAATCCAGCACCACGAGGGTTTTTCATTAACGGGGCATACAACTCTGGGTTGTTATACAAAAAAGCTAACGAGTTCGTTAAAGTTTGTATAGGAAAGTCGGCGGCTGTTGCAACCGTTCTTGTTCCTACTTTTGTACCTACAACAACAGGAGTTGCTATTTTACCAAGTTCTTCACGGACTGGTTCAGGTACGTTTTTTACTGCTGATTCACCTCTGGAATAAATAAATTGAAAAGCAGAGTCTTTAATGTCGTCAAAAATATCAAAAGGATTCTTCCAGCCCATTATAGGTTATCCATAATTGATTTTGTTAATCCTTTAAGACGACGGTTAGCAGTTACTCGATCAGCTGGAGACAACCCTGCGTCAGCCATTTTTTCAGCTGCGTGGGTAGCGGCATCTTGAACCAAATAGTTAGCACCATTAAGAATTAAAGAAGCCGTAATTTGTGGGTGTAACCAATGGAAATTACTAGCTGCATCAATTAGTTCTTGTGCAGTGTTTTGAGTATAAATAGATTTGTATGTATTGATACGTTCTGCTCGTTGTGTTTCCCATGTTTGAACATCATCAAGATTCAAAAGAATATCTTTAGTTATGAAAGCCATTAAGACCTTTCAAGTTCAGCAAGGAACATCAATAAAACAGGGGAAGGATATGAATCTGCAATAGCTCGCACTCGTTCAACCATGTCTTGTTTTGAACCTGGTGCTGGCACTGTTGGTCGTGCGCCTAACGCTTCGGGTCCAGGTCCAGGTCCAACCATTGAACCAAGTGTTGCTAGTTCGTCAGGTCGTTCAGTTGTGCGGTTAAGTTCACCGAGTGAACCTGGTTGTACTGGTGGTGCCTGTGGGATTGCGTTAGATGTTGGTGATGGTGCCATTGGTACAGCGGCTTGTGCAGCCATTTGTTTCCCTGCTTCACCGTATGTTTGTCCTGTTGCAGCCATCTTGGGGACTTTGCCCCCTCGAAGATCTGAACGATTTGGATAATCCTTAGCCATTGTTATGCCCCTCCAAGACTATTAGCAAGTGCCATTACTCCACCTGGTGATTGTGGCTGTGCTGATGCGCCTGCGCCACCACCTAGTTGACCTAGTAATGATTCTAGCGAAGGTGGACCGCCAGCACCAGTCGGAGGTCCTGCTGGTTGTTCTGCACCCATGCCTGGCGGTGCAAGACCTGGCATTGTTTCTGGTGCGCCAGCTGGTGCAGGTGTTGCTTGTCGTGCTTGCGCACGTTTCTGTGCTGACATGATTGCTTCAGGAAGTGACATCTTGTTAGAGCCAACCTGTTCAGCAATGTATGCAAGGTCGTCAGGCTGGTATGGACCGTTCGGGTCTGCGGCTTGTGCCTGAATAGAAGACAACAATGCAGCTTCGATTCCTTCTGCCACGATGCGGTCCTTTTCCATCTCTGGATCAGCAATAAGCGGGTCTGCTTCACGAGCTGATTCTTTAGACATAAGCCCTGTACCAAGGCGCTGACCAAGACCCACGATGAGACTGTTCACATCGGAACCTGCTGCGGAGTATGAAACATAATGAAAGTCTGTTTCCCATAGTTTGTTTGGGGTGTAGTCCTTGACTCCGCCACCCATTCCTGAAACAAAGAATGATTTGGCGTTGTTGCCCCAATAGGCTTTTTCAATTCCGATAGCAATCTTGTCTTCTTCAACCATTGACGAAGCAAACAAATCTTGCGCTTCTTGTACACGGAAGTCCACGGTTGCTGCAAGAATGTTTTCTCCACGGCGACCAGTACGGATATTGGTGCCTGATTCTCCACCGAACTCGGCTGGGATAGAACCTTCGAGGCGTTCTTGACGTTCAAGACGGTCAAGAGCCACATCTGTTTTGTATCCAGGTGAGATGTTTTGAACCTGGATATCTCCACCCTTTACAACACCAAGTTGTCCTGTTTTACCGTCGGCAATCTGGATGATCTCTGGGTTTTCACCTGGGCGGGCAATAAGGTATTCATCAGGGAAGATGCCACGTTCAATAGCGATTTCGGTGAGGGCTTGCAGTCTGGCACGGGTGTAGTACATACCCATTAGACCGTCGAATTGTCCGTGGGGTTTGTCAAGGGTGATGCGTTGTGGCACCACTACAAGTGGCATACCTGTTTTGTTGCTGATTCGTTCTAGTTCAACAACGTTGGCACCCATGAATGGTGCGCCCGATTCCATTGCTATCCCTTTTTCTGAGCCGATAACGCAGGTAACTACTTCGTTGTCGCAGACGTATTCAAGGATTTTGAACATTGTGTCCCATGATGGTTGCCCTACACGCAGGATTCCGTCCACTTTGTAACCGTAGTTTTGCGTTAGCCAGCGGTATGTTCGTGCGTATGTGAAGATGCAGTTATCTGGGACTGGGTTGTCAATATCTATAGTTGGCGCAGGAAAGGTATCTAGTGGGTTGCGTAGCTGCCATTCAGGGATACGCTTATCAAAGTTGGGCTTAATGAAAATAGGCGAGTTGCTATATGCAAGTAAGTGCCTTGCACGGCGACGCATCTTCATGTTCATGCGGTTCTGATCCCAGATAGCAAGCATTGCCCGCTTGCGGTCACGAGCAAGTTGCATAGAGCGATCTTGTCCTTCACGCATTGCAGGGAAATAAGGCGACGGCATTGTGGAAGCAACACGCATAGACATTTGATCTAGACCCTGAACTAGCAGGTTGGCTACAGAAGAACGAGCTGAACGGTCAAGTTCATTAAGGGGAACAACAACATCACCGTTAGCTAGGCGACGTACTTCCCGCATTTGATTGAGAATCGGACCTTGCGCTTCAAGACGCTCTCTGTATAGATCAACGATTTCTTCAACTGATTTCATGCGTCACCTTTGGTTACAAACAATGCAACGATAACACATCATAGCCATTTGGGTCGCCACTGACGAGGTGGAGGCTTGGCTTGTGTGAGGTTAGGAAGGTTAAGTATAGCCATCCATAAAGCCATAACAATGTCTGTTCCGTTCTTTTTATCTCTAGCCCATTTAGTTAACTCATCGGTTGCTGCCAGGGTTTTCCAGTTACCACTCATCGAAGGTAAACGAAGTGCGCCTGACCTGATAACTGCTGGCAGTAAAGCTTCAACACCTAGCGATTCATCCAGCTTGTTTCGGCTAGTGGTATGTGGTATCACATTGACTCGGTGTAAAGCCTGCCATTTGCGTACAAAGTCGTGAGCCAGAAGGAACCGTTGAGCTGCGTTGATTTCTACCACCCAGTGCGAGATCGGGTAACCCATTTCATAGGACCGTTCTTGCATCCTGTCCATCAGCCCTGAGTATTCACCAGTCATAGTGTCGTATCCGAGGACTTCTTCAGCGGATAATTTGACACGCTCGATATCCACTACGTGATAAAGGTTGGTTTGAGGTTGGT